TGGATGCTGCCAGTGAAGTGCCTCTTGATGCTTGATGCGTTGATGGCTTCGATGCTGTTGTAGATGTCGCGGCTCATATAGCTTGAGGATTGCACTTATAACAATTATAGTTTATATCTTCATCTCCATACCATCCTGAGCCATCTCGACATTCGCTACAAATTAACTTATAGTCTTGCTTATTATTTACAATGCAAAGTTCTTTTGTTTTATGATCCCATAATGAAAGCCAAACTTGAGAATTTTCTAATACAGTAAATGTATCTCCATAAGATGCACCTTCAAGCCAACAAATAACTTCATCGCCTTTCTCAAATATTTCTCTGCTCATTGCTCCAGTGCTCTTTTGTCTAGCGGAATGAATCCACTTCCGTTGCCATGTACTACCTTGATAAAGTCAACCTCAACTTTTGCTGAGTTAACAATCACCTGGGCGATGTCTGCGATTGCTTTTGCTTTGTCGAGCTCCATGTCGTTTTCTTTGAGCATCTCTATTATTTCAAATAAGTGATCTCTTAGGTCTTCGATTTTATTGCGTGCCATAATTTGTTCAGAGTTTTGATTGTTTGTTGAATTGGTTGAGGGTATTTGGTGATTCGGTTGCGTTCCATGTTCTCCACTTTCGTGATTGCTTCGAGGTTATCGATGGAGAAGTTGCTGATGTTCTTGTCGATGAATGTCACTATCATGTGCGGCTCAAGAGTGCCATGCTCTTGTTCGTAGATGTAGCGATGCTTGAGTACCCACTTGCGAGGATCGGCAATCTTTATGTAGGTGTAGCCATCTTCATCGATGCGTTCTGATGCAACAGACTTGTGGTTATGCGGCACATGGCCCTTCTTGAACTGCGACTCTTTGCCTCCGATATCAAGGCCCTTCATGCCTTTGTTCCAAGGCTCATGCCCTTTATAGAACTGCGTTGCTTGGTTTCCTTTTTGCAGTCTGCCGCTTGCTTCTGTTTCGAGATACTCGGGGGTCTTATGCAGCTGAAGTGCGAAGGCTTTGGCATAACACTGGGAGATTGATTTCCCAGTGATGAATGCCACCTCTTTAGTCGACCGATTTGGATAGTACTCAATCAGCAATTCGGTCTCTTGCATTGTCCAATTACAGCGAGTCATAGTACTCGCGACCTCCGCTCTCGCCTCCTTGTGATGATGGCCTTGGAAACCTATCGATGATTGCCTTCTGCCCGTCATGAAAGCCGTTGGAGTAGGCTTGGATTATTGCTTCTTTTACCTTGGCTTCCATTGTGTCATTGTCTGCTTCTCGCGGATCAATGATTGCATCAAGGTAGCGGTTGAATTGCGTGAATTCGTAGTGGATGTTGTCTAGTTCGTTCATCGGATTAGTCCTCGAATGTTAGGTGTTTAACTTCTACTGGCTCACTATTTTTCGAGTATATTTTAAATGCTCGTTCAATTTGTTCTTCATTGTAATTACTTACCTGTGTGTGACCACGTTTAAATCCTGCCTTAAAGGCTTCATAAACTTGCTCTTTCATTATTGGTTTTAACTTCTCAAAAAGTTCAAACTCGGGGGTGTTTGGATATAAGATTATTCTTTCCATGGTTTTTGGTTTTCATCGGATTACTTGTGTTTTAACTTCTGTTAGTTCAATGCCGCGTATCTCTGCGATGTTCGTGATCTCCATTGCTTTTGGAAGCTTGCGGAGTAACTCGGCCACGTCAAACATCTCTGCTTGCATAAGTGTCCAGAGCAGTGTCATCCAATCTACCTCGCCAACTATCTCGGCTTTTTTAGATATTCGAATGTTCTTGGTGTGGTCGAGCTCAAGTGTGGTTGTGGTGGTTGCATCGGTGAATGTTGCGAAGATGCCTGACACATCGCTTGTGACTGCTGACTTAAGCGCATCGGCTGCATCCTGTGCAATCTTCGCATCTGCAACAGCCTTCTTGACTGCGAGCTCGTTGGAGTAGTCAATCATCATCTGCTTGCGCTGCTCGATGTAAGCTCTTAGAGGAGCAGTAGCATCGCGCTCGACATCCATGACTGACTTCTTGTAGGTGTCCAGTGGAAGAGTTACCATCTTGCGATTGGTTTCGATGTGCTTGATGGCATCGTTAGCCGCCTTGATGGACTCTGCGCTCATGTCATAGCTGAGCTTGTCTTCGATGATCTGTGGTGCGCCTTCAATCATGCTCTGAGCACGAAGCACCTCTGTGGAGTTTAACGCTTTGTAGAACTCGGAAATGTTTTCTATATTAGCTGCGTTCATAGTGTATGTATTAGTGATTGTTTTTAATGAAGGGCGGCCTAACACCGCCCTTTGTTATTTTAAAAAGGGAAGCCGTCATCTTCAGTCTCAACCTCGAATGCAGCAGAATCTAATGAAGCTACTACAACTCGAGTTAATGGCTTACTCACTCTTGCAATCCACTCATCACTCATCTTGATTTTATCTTGAATGAACTCGGGCAGCTGAGCAAAGCTTGCATCATCATGCTCCTCGGTATTGTAGCAAAGCGGAGCGTTGAATGCAGGAGGGCAAACCAATCCTTTTGGCACTGGAGAGATTCCAATGATGTTGGCATAGGTGATATCTCCTTTAACTACGTGAGTCAAGTTCACCATGCAAGGTCTGCCAATCAGCGTGAAGATGTCGAAGTCTTCAGCAACGCCATTGGTCATCTTCTTTCCTGCCCATGACTCGATGTCTCTGCGGAGCACCGCCTTCTCGTTCATCGAAAGGTTGTAGATGCTGCGAGCATAGAATGGCTTCTCTTCGCCGCCTTCCTCGAATGCGTGTGTTTCAGTCGGCAGTTCAAAGATGAATTGCACTTTGCGTTTTTTGCCTGGAAACTGACCAGTTTGCATCGTTGTTCCAAGGTCAACGATTTGGTAACATCTTGCCACGAATGCTCCCTCGGGAGCGATTTGGCGGGAGGTGTTATTCCCTGAAGGGGCTTTTAGTGCCATAGTTAGAATTGAGTTATTAATTGATTGAAAGATACTTGAGTGTTGTGCAGTGTCTTCTGGTACATTCTGAAGAACTCGTTGACATCCGATGGATGATAAGTGCGAACCGATTCATGTAGGCCTTGTTGCATTTCCTTTGAGTATTGGCGAACCAAGATAAGCGAGTTCTTGTCGCATCTCTGAAATAGGCCTTGATGGCAACCGTCTTGCACGATTGTTAGCATGATGCCGCTAAGATGGTCGTAGTTAAAATACTGCGTTGAGTCGTGTGATTTGAAAAAAGTGTTCATGAGTGAATGATTAAATGAGTAAATGATTGAATTAGTTTTGTTTAAAAATTCTATTAGCTTCTCTTACAGACATTGTACTTTGAAACCAATAATGATTAAAACCATTGGCTTTTACTATGTAATAGCCTCTTTCTTTTTTAAAAATAAAAACTTTACCTTGATAATTTTTTGCTGTTGTCATGATTGAATGATTAAAATGAGTAAATGACTGACTGATTGGTAGGCAAATGTACAGCTATATTTTGATTGCGCAATAGGTAATTCTAATAAACGCAATTATTTTTTACCTCGCAATGCAAGTGGTTGATAATCAACGCAATTATTTTGCAGTTGCCGAGATTCCTATCCCAATCAGCACCCCAACTCCCAACTTAAACGCAGTTGTTTGATGCCACTTTTTCTCTTGCTTGATGTAGATGTTCTGCATTCCGGTGATTGTGACATTCGGATTGTCGACTCTCATGCGGACCACTGTGTCCTTCTTCTTCAGCAACCTATTAACTATCCCAGTGCGCATGGTATCACCAACAGCATAGGTAAACTTAGCAGGAATCACCAATGAATCAATTTGCAACCACCCGAGGCGGTTGATCATGCCGCCGATTGTATACCACTCGGTTGTCTTAAGGAATGGCTTTGGTAGTTGTATGTATGGCTTGCCTTGCACCATCACTGTGTCGCCCAATTTGATTTGAGTCTTGATGATTGTCCTGGTCTCGATGCGCACAACCTCCGATGCGTTCTTGACTTTGACTTCTAGCTCTGCAATCTGCTGTGCTTGCTTTGCTGCATCCGAGCCGCTCTGTGCGATTACTTTACGCTGAGAGGCAATCACTATGCTATCCTCATACATCGTGTGCTTAAGGAGGTAATCTGACTGCACGCCATCGCCGCAAGTTTTAAGCAGCAAGAACAAGAGCACAATGATTGCGCCTAAGAATAGTGTCTCAGATTTGATAGATGCCATTTTGAATGAGTTTTATAAGTTCCTGCGATGACTCCCAAAATAATCTTTTATCCTTGAGCTCCGCTTGCAATATCTGAAGTGCCACACATACCGGCATGCCACGCTCCATCACATACCAAGCGGCAACATTAACAAGTCTCTTGTCCGCTTCCTGGTCTGTCATAACTCTCGAGCTGCTTTCTTAATTAGCACCTTGATTGCATCATCAAGCTTGTTGACCGATGTATGAATCATCTTAAGGAGGTCACGCTTCTCATTATCGTTTGACATCGGATGGTTAAGCATTAACTGCACAAGCCCTGAGATGTTGGTCAGCGGCTGTCGTATCTCGTGGCTCAGCATAAATCGGAACTCCTCAAGCAGCAACTTCTGCCGCTCATGATTGTGCGAGCTGATGGAGGTGACATCGACTAACTGGATCCCGACAAAGTGCAATGTCTCACCAATGGCGAAGCAGTTCCAAATGTTGTATCTGTCGATGGTATTCTTTTGCCGAGTGCGAGCATAGACACGCGATGGATCTGGCGAATGCAACCGAGCCAATTGAACGGCCTTGATGAAATCTTCTTGGTCACCCTCGATGCTTATGATGTCAGCAATCTTGCTTGGCTTAATGTGGCTTGAGTAGTTTTTAAACAGCTCGTTACTTGACACAATTAGGCCGCTTTCATCAGTGACCACATAGAATAGGTCGATGGAGCTTTCTAAGATGAAGAGCGAAGACATGCAGAGAGTTCGCTGTAAAGGTTATTCCAAGCGGACATCGAGCTCCATGCCCATTGCGCTGTGAGGTAGATTGTAAATGTTAGCAGCATGCCCATGATAGGGGCATCCATTGTTGGCTTGTACTCGGTGAACTCAGTGCGAGGCTTGATGATGATTTTAGCTTCAGGCTTGGGAGCAAGAAGGAATGCAGAGGTGCTCGGTGTGATTGTATCGCTTGCGTAGTTTTGCTGCATAGGAATCGGCTCTAGCGTTGGCTCATCGGCAGGCAGCTCGTAAGTCTGCCCCCATTGATTAGTGCAATAGTGCTTGCCAAAGATAGTGAATTTCTCCATTGACTGATACACGATCTGCGGCTCGATGTGAATTGTGTGGTGATGGGTATGGACTTTGCAGCCAAGACCCACCACGCAACCTTCATCGATTGTAGTATACGTTGAGTCTCTTCCTTCATCCATTGTCATTTGCTTTAGGTATATATCCTGCGGCCACCATAGCTGCAACGATGGCTGCAAGTGTCTCTGTTGTTATCTGCTTAAAGATAAGCGCGAACACAGAGCAGAGAATCACCAAGCTGCCAATGGTTGGCCTCCAGTGCTTAACGATTATATCAAGCACTTGCCTTGGTTTGCTGACTCTTCTTGCGGCCATAGTTGTCAAACGATTGGTGTGAAATATAGTTGCGCCTCTTTCTTACGTCTTCTTACAAGGCCCGTTGAAACCTCGCCGCCTGCTCTGTTCCACTTAAGGAACTCAGCTGCAATTCTTGGATCGTTTGGGTTGGCTTTTATAAACCTCAACAGCTGCGACTTAGCAAGGTTGCCTGCGCCCAGGTTATAGGTAAAACTTACAAGCGCATCAAACTGATTTTGATTCACCTTGGTGGTGTTAAGAAGTCCAAGCACGCTACCCTCGAACTCCTTAAGGTGGTCGATAAGCATCTGACTTGCTTGGGTGTTGGTAATTGTCTGCCCGAGCTTTACCTTGCTGCCGTCATGGTAGTAGGTTGCGCCGTAGCCAATGGTCGGCACTCCTGCGCTGCATAGGTAGGAGGTGAGCCGCAAGCCCTCAAACTCTTGTATGAGTCTGATGCCGTTAGCTGAGGTCTTCATTAAAGAGCTGAATAAGTTCGCTGAACAACAAATTCGGAAATAAGTTCCGCAGTGTTCATTGTAACAGAAACTACTCCATATTTTTGCGCACTAACAGCACCTACACTAATGACGTCAACATCAGGCATTGATAAAACTGATGACCAAATTGAAATTATATCTCTTGCTGAAGCAAAGTTTGTTGATGGCTCAACGGCACAAGATAGATTAAATGTTTCTGATGTTTGAGCTGCTGCCATTTCTATTGAAAATCTGCACGTATCAACTACCATATCATTAATTTTAAAATAGCGACTTGTACCTACAATATCAATAGTTGCAGCTCCGACAATTCCAGTTATCACTGGAGTCCAAGTGCCACTACTCATAATGTTCCCCAGCTCAATCTGACTCGATGTGCCTTCAGGGGATTGAGTGGTGTTGCTTACGTCCACAATGTAGAGCAAGTCATCACTTGCCGCTGATGTGATTGTTACTAAGTCTGTAATTTTTACGCCTGCCATGGTTCGATTGGTTTAAAGGTTATTAAAGGTAAGTATTTTACCCAATCAAGAGATGACTGCTCGACCTCCTCGATTGAGATTATCCAGTTGCCATCTGCATCTTGGATTGGGTTGAAGTAATTATCAGCAACAAACTCGACACCATCGAGCCATCCTGCCTGTTCTTCTGTGAGTAAGTGAACTTCCATTATACATTTCGAGATAAGGTGATTTGCATTGCTTGTATAGAGTTGTAAAGTGATACTGCTTCGCCATCAGTTAATCCTGTTCCAATGGTTGCAAATGCGCATTGTTTGGTTGAAAAAAATCCAGCAATAGAAATATTGTTAGAAGCACCTAAATACATATTTATATTAGGTAAGGATAATGATGCTCTTGTTCCAGTAATAATTTTAATTGAGTTTCTCCATCCATTAACAACATTTGATGCAGTCCTATTTGAAATATATAATGCTCTTGAATCTGTATCTGCCACACTAATATATCCATTTATTGCTGATGTTGCATTGATTCTAAAATATGAAATATTTCCAAATCTTGCATTAATACTTGTTGCATTAGTAGTAGTATTACAACCTATATCAACTTGAGATAAATTTATGTTACTTCTTGAATAGTAGCTAATGTGATGTGAATTTAAAGATGCGTTAAGGCTTGGATTAAAAAATGAATCTGCATAAGCATTTGT